AAATTGGTAGCTTCTATGAGGGTTGTTCCTAAATGTGATCGTCCCCAAAATATGCTCGGGACAGTAGAAATGTATAATGAGGAATATACGGTTGTACATGAACTTGTTCATCTAATACTTGCTTCTACAACCTGGCAAAACGCGAATGACTTGGAATGTGCTGTAAATAGGATTACAATTGCATTGCTTGGAGGAAGGAAATGAAACTTCCAACGATTCTTGGTGAAGTGACAACTTGGATAGAAAATGGCATGGTTGGTCGTTTTACTGTCATGAGAAGCCATAAGGGCGCCCTTGGGGCAGGATCTGAGGATATCGTCAAGATGCATGAATTGGATAAGGAAACTGCAAACAAGATCTGTGATTTAGTGCGCCATTTTGGCGCATTGCGTATCAACATTATTTGCAACGTCAATAGCGGTGAGCCCGACCGGATAGAACTCTTCAGAATGAGAGGTTAGCATGGCAAACGTAGTTGAGGTAAAGCATGTCCAATTCCAAAGTGAGTCTCAGCGTGAACTTTTTGCAAAGACACTCAAAGACGATATCAAGGATGCCCTAAAGGATCGGCAGGAATATGACCATAAGCGTGCCATTTGGCTAAAGCAGAATGAGGGGCGTGTCGAGAGGATTGACAAGCCTGCCTCATGGCAGTCGCAGCTTGACATTCCTACTACCAGAGAAGTAGTACAGGCCGTCAGGGCGCGTCTTGTAAACCCAATCATTCAGCAAGATAAGGTGATGGTGGCTCAACCTCGCAAGCCCGAATTCGAGGATTTTGCCCGGCAGGTTGAAGAATTCATGGATTATGCGTTTGATCAGTTTGATACCCAGCGCTTATTCATGGAATGGATCGAAAATGCAATCGTCTACGGCATGGGCATTCTTAAGGTTCCTTGGGTTCATGAGCAAAAAACCGTTATGGAATGGGTTGAAGCTCAGGTTCCTACTGGACAGATGCAGCAGCTTCCTGATGGCAGTATAGTTCCGGGGATGACTACCCAGCAACAGGAACAACCACGAACATATGATTCAAAACTGGGTGTGATCCCCGTTCTCATCCCCCCGTCAGATTTTATTTATCCCTCGACATCGGTTGATAAGGATACTGCAAAACTCTTAGATCACAAGGTTTATCTAGATGAGAGTACGGTCAAGTCTAGAATCCGTGATCAGGAGTGGTATCCGGTATTTGAGAAGATGCAGCGGGCTGCTGAGATTGATGAAGTTACAAAAACTCGTGAAGAGCTTCTTGGGCTTAAGCCCTCCGTGGATCGCTTTGAGATTCATGAGATCTATACTGCAGCGGACATCAATGGTGATGGAATCGAAGAGGAGTTGATCATCACGATGGATTATACCAGCGGGGTGATTCTGCGCGCTATTGAGAACTATTATCATAATTATAAGCGGCCATTCGTTATCTTGTGGTGGGAGCGGCGCCCTAATTCGATGGACGGAATGAGCCTGTGCTATATTCTTGAGCATCTGCACAAGGCATACACGGCCATCATAGATATGCTCTTGGATTCAGGGACGCTGGCTGTAAAGGGTTGGTTTGTAGGGACTACAGATCACCAGCTCGTAGATTTGTTCAAAACTCAGCAATTTAACATGGGAGATTTTATTCTCCTGAATAGTCTTCCGGGGGAAAGTACGGAAGTTTTCAAATTGGGCGAACCTCCAAATAATCTGTTGGAGTTGGCTGCAATCTTAGAGAGGCATATTAACATTTTGGCGTCCATCAACCTCTATAACCAAGGACAGGAACAGGTTGATCGCCCCACGGCGACGGGGCAAACCCTGCTGGTCGAAGAGGGCAAGCAGCCGCTGTTCGAAAAGCTTGAGATTTGTCGTGGGGCAATCTCCGAATTGTCAATTCAGATGCTCTCTAGGTATCGGCAGTTCTGGCAAAATAAGGTTGAATATACGAAATTTGTGGATCAGCAGTTTTTGCCTGGCCTGGTGCAGTTTCCGCCTGGACTTATTGAAGATAAGGTGTTGGTTGAGCCAAAAGCAACATCTGCAATGCTTTCCGAGAATACCCGCAAACAGGAGATGGTTGCTCTGTTGGATCGCGTTGGGGCTTCTCAAAGGGTGATCCTTGATTTGCTCAAGGTGGGGATGGAGGCCGCATCTCAGGGATTGCCGCTTGGGATGGCCGCTGCCGGTGCTGCTGATGCATATTCTACTATGTTGACTAGACTTCTTAAGGAGTTTAGGGTGAAAGACATAGAACAGATTAATCCTCCGGTTCAGGCAATGTTGCAGGTTGGTCAGGTCTACCAGCAGATGGTGCAGCAACTTCAGAGTCAGATGCAGGAATTAATGCAGCAGGCGCAGCAGCTTGCACAGCAACTTCAGGAAATTACGAAGGAGGCGGAGAGGCTTCTGAAGGAGAATCAGCAACTTCAGGAAGAGAATATGGAGCTTAAAATTGATTTGAAGATTCAGCAGCTTGAGGAAAAGATCGCTGTTGCAAATGCAAAGAAAACGGAGAAGAAAAATGGTTAATCGTGAGAAAATCAAGAAATTAGCTAAGTATGATGGTTTTCAAGATCTTATAATGCATTTTAGAGAGGAGGCCGCTACTGCTATTGCAAATGCACACGCGAGCACCGGAGCAGAAATGAAGCTTAGATATTTGACGTGGAACGAAGTTTATATGAAAGTAGTCTCATTCTTGGTGTCAAATACTTGACAAATCAATAATAAGGCTTTATTTTTACAGATGGGAGGATAACTCATGGTAGAAGTACCGATTGTTACGCCGGGATCAGATGTAGGCGAAACACAACCAGCAGGCTCAGCGGCACCCGCAGTTATACCGCCTGTACAACCTACGGAGACTGTTAAAGCCGATGAAACTGTGGACGAGGCGCTTAAGTGGATTGATGATCTCGGAGCAGCTCCGGCAGGACCGCCCACGGCGGCTCTCGCCGGGACCGCTCCTTATGGTGGACAAATCCCACCTCCAGAGCGTTATGAAGCCCCACCGGCCTATCCAGCAGACCCGGGCGAGCCAGCACCTGGAGAACTCATTAATGAATTTGTCAAGAGACCAAAGCAATTCATTAGGGAGATCGCTAAGGAAATGGCTGCTGAACAAGTTGCTCCGTTTATTGAGGCGCTGAGGGAATTCGTACAAGTAAGTCACAGGGATAGAGTGGTTGGTGCAGTACAGGGATCGAGAGACAGATTGCGGGATTATGCAAAACAGGACACTTCTTTGACGGACAAAGAGGTCGCCCGAGAGGTAAATACGACATACTCGTATTTCATCAGAAACGCAGCCAATGGGAATCAGGAGGCGATAGCCGCTCTGAATAACCCGATGACACCGTTTTTGGTGACTCAGGCGGCAAAGTTGAAGACCGGACGGATGGCCGGTTCCGCTCCAGCGGGGACCCCAGTTACGTATCGTGGAGGGACCCTGGAAGGCAGGGGGACGGTTGGTCCGAGGCCGGTAGCCAATATTGACGCAACCACTGCAGAGTGGGCTCAGAAATGGGGTCTTTCAACTGAGCAGGTTGTCAAGAACGAAGAAGAAGCGTTGAAGTATCTTAACCAGAAATAGGAGGAGAAATGGAAACTCGCAAACTCGATAAATCAATGTGGGATAAGGTTCCTGTAGAATCCAATCGCGGCTTTAATGTCCACGTGCATCTTACCGAATTCCTCAAGCAAATATTTCCCGGATTTGAATTCGGGTTTTTTGTGAAGGACGACTTGGAGCAGCGTAGGACAACTGAGGGATATGAGCCGATAAATTTGGAATATTGGAACGACGTTCAGCAGTGGAATCAGAAAGTTGCATTTCGTCACGGGCTTACGCCCGAAGCAGCTACTGGGTTGATCATGCAAGATAAGAATTACGTTTGTCTGAGGCCGCTTGAATGGGGCCAAAGACGCAGAGAACAAATCTCGCGTGAGGAAAATGCAAGGTATCAGGCTGCGCGTCGTGGTAAGGCTGCAGTGATCAAGGATCGTGCGCCGGAAGGTATCAGCGTTGGGTCATCGTTGGTGGAGACGGTCAATGTGGTTCCACCGGAGGTGTTTCACGAGCCCGATATCCCGGATGAGGATCTTAAGGGAATGGACGTGTTTACCAATGTCAATACGGGAGGCAAACTCCAGGTAACTGTTGATCTTCCTAAGCAGCCGGAAACACCGGCTCCCGTAGTGGTACCTAAAAAGAGAGGTAGACCGAAGAAGTCCGCGTAATCTAGCCGTCCTCCAACGGAGGACGTAATGACTTATACTGCAGGAACTCAACAGATTGAGTTCAGGCATGCTTTGAATCAAGGCGACATGGAAATGATGAAGCTGCCCGAGGCTGCTAGTCAGTCTGGCACCAAGGCGGCTGATCTTGTCTATCTAGTCAATGGAGCTGTAACTCTTTCTGATACCACAGACCCAGCAGCGGTCTATGGTGTCATGATGGAGGACTGCTCCGGAACCACGGCCAATCTAGTTTATGTCAATCGTGTCAGGACCGGAGATGTGTATGAGATGAATACTCATTCTGATCATACGCCCGGAACTGATATTTTCCGTGGCTGTAAGTATGGAATTGACAGAACCGGCGCGGGGAACTGGGAAGTTGATGCTACGACTTCTGGTACCTATTGCGTTGTGATTGTTGACTATGTAGAGAGCACACCGACTGCTGGTGGTAGGGTATTGGTTGAGTTTCTGCCCGCCATTATTCAGTCTGTGATTGGCGCATAAGGCGGAGGTGAGATATGGCAATGGTAACTCCAGAATTTGCTCGTGCCGTTAGCCGCCAGATCTTCCAGCCCGCCTTCCGTGTCTCTTGTGATACGAAGCATTGGTCTTGGGAGCAACTGGCGACCATCAAGCAGTCCCAGGCTGCGTTGGAACAGCAGTTTGGGTTTACTGGCGTTGGCGCTGCGGTGGCAACTAACGAGTTGTCTCCGTTCTACTATGGCCGGTTCCAAGAACTTCCGACAGCTCAGTGGATTCACACCAAGTATACTCTTGGTGGAATGGTTTCTCAGGAACTTATTGAGGACAATAAGAATCTACCTGACATCGTAAGCTCTCTTGGCACCATGATTGGTGAAGGTCACAGCTACATTCGTGACTACACCGTTGCAAACCTGTTCGTGAACGCTTTCTCGGGCGGGACAAGCTATTACCTGTATGACAGTGCTTATCTTTGCGCTGCACATACTCTGCAGAAGTCTGGTGGGTCTGTAACGAACTATCTGACTGCTGCATCGTTGTCGTTTGATAACCTGTGGCTGGCGATTAACTTCACTGCGTATAGCATGTTCACGCATGAGGGGCTGCCTCTGACGGATGCTCCGAAGTGGCTGCTCTATCACCCGTCGCAGAACAAGGCCGTGCGGAAGATCCTTGAGACCGACCGTGGCGAGCCGGATACCGCTGATAATAACAAGAACACACTTACTTCCTACAACATTATTCCAGTCCCTTGCCGTTTCTTCACGACTACTCATTGGTTCTTGGCAACAACCAGGTTTAAGGAAGACCTCGTGTTCTATGATCGTATCTCCAAGGAAGTCAAGGAAGATGCCGACTTCGACCGTGATGCGATTAAAATCCGGTCCCGTGTTCGTTTCTCTGTCAAGTTCAAGGACTGGATGCACATTGTCGGTAACGCAGGAGCGTAATGAAGACTGGGGGTCGGTGAACCCGGCCCCCTCCTCTTCGGGAGGTGTAAATGAGTTATACGCATAATCGCGGATATTCCGCAACGGAGAGCGGTTTCGCTGTAGGAGTTAAGGGCAGCGAGGTCGCAATTTTTAGCGGAACTACCGCACCAACTCTTCGTTTCACAATTGGCGCCCAGGCAAGTGTATATGGTTCCGGGGCGGCGATTACTGCCGCAAGCCCGGTTGTCATGGGTGTCTATGGTGATGATGGCGGCGTTACTCTTTCTTCTGCTGTTCTAATGCGTTCTGGTAGGTTCAGGACTCTTCTGACTTATACCGGAGGGAATAGAGAGCAAGAAGCCGTTGGGGCAATCGGACAGATCGTAAGCGTTGCCGGGACTAATCGTCACAACATGGCTGGACTCATGGGGTCATATGAGGGCTCTGGCGCACTGACCATTGATGGTCAGGCACCGTCAACAGACCCGTGGGTGCAGGCTGGGGTAGTCGGGCGCGTTGGTCTTGGAAGCGGGACTACCACGATCAATTCCAATGGTCGTCTTTCTGCTCTTGCTGCCATGAGCAATACCACTTCGTTCTTAGCCAATAACGGCGTCTATGCTGGTTTGTATGTTGGCCACTGGGGAAGTCTGCAAGACTTTTCTCATGGTATCTACATCGAGTCTGACACCACCGCAATTGGTATTTATGTAGGCGATACGAGTGGTAATTCCATCCAGGTTGCTAATACGAACATCGCAAGCGGGGATTCCTATTCTGGGCTGCGGGTAGCGGTTGCCAATGGCGATACCGACATTTCCAACGAATACGGGATCGCTGCTTATTTCGATTCTACTCTTAACGCGAACACCGGCACTGATAACACCGGGCACCTCTACAACGTTGGCTCATGGATTAACTTTGGTTCTGGTTACACTCCGGCTGCCGGTAAGATTCATGTCCCCTTTGAGGGCGGGATCTACGATGGCGGGGGTACGCTGACCAATGCCAGGCTTGTGTTCGGCGGACAGCATCAGGCCATCCTTTCGGGTAGCCCGGCCTCACTGCACGCATGGAGGCTGAATACTGCGACATACGCAGTTACAGCGCTGATCGCGGCAGCGAGTCCGGAGAGCGTTGGGTGGGTTGCTGGAGCTGGAACAGCTGGAACTCAGGTCGGGTACATCCCAATCGCTGACATTGTTGGGGTTGGGGTTGTATATATTAGGGTGTATGATAGTGCAACGTAATAAATTGGGGCGGGAAACCGCCCCTGCTTTGTTCCAAGGAGGGAACAATCATGGTACTGAATATTCCAGAGCGCATTGCATTGTTTGGCATCTTGCCTGAGAAGGAGAACTTTGTGACGCTAAGAATCGTCAGAGATCTCCGCTCTAACCTGCTGCTCTCCGAAGAGGATATTAAAGAGGGAGAGATTATCATTTCAGAAGATGGACAAATGATTACCTGGAAGAAGATGCTTGAGAAAGATATCCCAATCGGAGAGAAGGCAACTGAAGTTATTGTTGCTGCGCTGCAGAAACTTGATAGTGAGAAAGCCCTAGAGGAAAGATACCTGTCGCTCTGGGAGAAGTTCATCGGAGGTGATTGATGGGATTTATTGGGAATAGTGAATATAACATTCTTTTGAATGCTGTTGCAGTTGCTTCTACAGCTACGGCGAAGACCGATTGGGTTGATTGCACCTCCGGATATTCTTATACGGTTTGGGCAAAAGGAAGCTCCGTTGCTGGCACCATTGATTTTGATATTACTGTGGAGGTGTCTCCATATGGTTTCAAATATCTGAATGATCTCGTCGCTGCTGGCACAGACACGACAGCCTATTATAAAAGTGCAACTCTTATAGAGGGACTTACCACAGAAAATGAGCTTCAGCGGTATACAAACTCCATTCTTGAAACTCCATTCAAGAGCCTGCGGATAAAGATTACCGGAAGCGGGTCAAACAATGCCGATGCACTTGGAACGGCAATTTTGACCTGGTTTAACTAGGAGGTGATTCATGAGTTGGATTGGTGGTAGTTCTTTAACTGTAGAAGAAGAAGATGGATCGCCCTCTATCGGTGGCGTGACAAAGATTCAGATTAGCAATGCAACCCTGACTGACGACGGCGGCGGGCAGGTCAGCATTGCGGTGACGCCGGGAGTATTGTCTTCAATTGAGGGCGTTTCTCCGACTAGCGATGTCGCGCCAGGGACATTGCTTGCGGAGGGTGGAGATGCGTGGCCAGGTGCAACAGTCAATACCACTGGTGCAAATCTAATTCTCGCTGGCGGCATCGGGCGGCGGATCTACACGGTTGTCGCCTATGGCCACGCGAGCATGGCAGATTCGACCGCAACGGTCACTGTCAATGGCGCGGCCACCGTGCTGACCGAGGGCGTCGATTGGACCGCCGCGACGAGCAATAATGCCACTGCGACCTCGCTCGCTGCTGCGATTGACGCGGTCAGTGGAGTATCAGCTACAGCCTCGAGTGCTGTCGTGCGTATCGTGCCTGATACTGGCACCTACGGCCTTACCATCGCCAAGAGTGCAGACAATGCTGGCATGACGGCGACGAGCGGGACGGATGGGGCAGTTAACATTCCCGACGCGATACAACTACTGTTCGATGATGATGTGGCGCTCTTCCGAGTTGGGGACGGGGCGCTACAGGTAACAGACGGAACCCCCACCGGGTACGGTGCCATCAGGGGGTACCAATGGTTAGGTTTCGATAATGACGGAGATGCCAATGCCAGCGTTGACATCTTCGAGGGTACAATCTCCTTTGGAGCCGGTGGCGCAAATGCTGTCGATACCGACATCCGATACGTTACGACGCGCACTCTTCAGTTAATCGGTTCTGGTGCCAGCACTGACAAGGGCAATCTCTGGCTGGGTGGGCTCAGGGGCTTCGCGACAGGCGGAAGCGTTAACATGTTTGAGTTCATCAATACGGGCATCAACCTTCGCGCCACGCTTCCGATCAACTGGAGTTCGGGCGAGAACTCCGACGGCCCGTTCGATCTCGGTGCCGTACGCGCCGGTGTGAATCTGCTCAAGATCACCAACGGTTCGACTGGATATGGCGCTCTTTCACTTGATACGAACGCGGGCGTCTATGCTGACACCGTAACTCTGAGTGATGCAGCTAAAACCGCCGTTTTGGACATTGCAATCGCAGATGGAGAGTTCATTGGTGGAACGCTCACCTACACGATCACCGCAACAGACGCCACAGACCATCAGGCTCTCACCGGAATCGTCGGATTCTCTGGCGTTAGGAAGAACGGTACTCCCGATACGTACCATCTCACCATTGCAGAAAGCGCAAGTCCGGTCCTGGCTGAGTCTGCCGGTGCGTCTACTCTAACCGATACGTGGGAGATTGATGCGGGCACGAACGTTGCCACGATCTCTGTGACAGCGGACAGCTCTCTGACGACCCCGACAATGACGTGCCGGTATCACCTCATTCTAAACTCTGCCAATACTGTGACGAAGAAGTGAGGTAGGCTATGCGCATTCGCAAGACGCCATCAAAAAGAGCGCTGGTTAGGTGGATTGCCGATCTTCAGGGGCAGATTCTCGAACTCCAACACAAGACCTCCGAATCAACCCTGCGGACGCTCGTGGAGAAAGTTGTAACCATGCGTTCAGATGAAATTAGCAAGCTCACTGATCATGCCGTCAAAGCTATTCGCCTGTTGATTGACGCCGGAGTGATAACTCAAGAGCAGGCAAATGAGGCAATCCGATGAGTACATATTACGTTAGCAATGACGGAGATGACGGCAACTCTGGTCTTTCGGAATTGCTTCCCTGGGATACCGTTGACAAAGTTAACATATCAAGTTTCAATGCGGGCGATTCTGTCCTTTTTAACAAGGCAGATACTTGGCGCGAGCAGTTGACGGTGCCGTCGTCGGGCTCTGAGGGAAGTCCGATCACATTTGGGGCGTATGGGACGGGGGCCGATTCGATCATCACCGGAGCCGATCTTGGGCCTGCCTACACGGGCTGGCGGGGATACGTCCATTCCGACGACTTTGAGACGGGCGATCTCTCAAAGTGGGATTCTACAAACGTGGGTGGATCTAATACGGTTATGGCTTCATCAAGCGCGAGCTATGCGGGAACCTACGGGCTCCGCACGACCTATGACGGGACAAGTCAGATTGGCAACGCGCAGGTTGCGTTTGTTGCTTCCTCGATTGATACAACGATCGAGTTCAGAATCAGATTAAAGACAGGCTTTAGTCTGAGCGCGACATATGACCACGCAGGAATTGCCCAATTTCTACTTTCTGGTGTGGCAAAGGCTATCCTCAGCATTCGTCAGGATGGCGCGGGGGACTATAAGTTCAGGGGTGAAATTTCAAGTCCCTGGACCGCTCAGAATTCCAGCACGATTTCTATGAACACTTGGTACAAAGTTAAACTCCGTTTTTTGGCGGATGCTTCGGTCGGCGGATTTCAGTTTTGGCTTGATGACGTGAGTCAGGGTTCGTATTTCACGCTCAACACGGGCGGCCAAGTCATTGATACCTATAAGGTTGGCGGATGTGCCTATGCTACTGCGCTGCCTGCCAATGGGGATTACATAGACATTGACAGCGTGGTGGTTACTACAGCAGATCCGGTAAACACGAACGCCTATCAGAAGGTGGTGGCGGTCAGCGCAGATCTGAAAAGTCTTGTGCAAAACGGTGTCGCACTCGCGCGCAATACCACTTCAATTGCGTCCCTGACCGAAGGTCAGTTCTACCTCGCTGCTGGGAACCTTCTCTGGGTTTATCCCACGGGAGGCGACAATCCAGCGGCTTACACAATGGAAATCCCAACCCGAAATACCTGCATCACTCTTGACGATAAGGACTACATCACTCTGACCGGGTTGGATCTGCAAGCGCCACTCTACTATGGCCTCCATCTTGATAACGGCCCGGCCAGTCCGACCGTGACCTCTTGTGTGGCTCGGTTTGCTGGAATCTCCGGCATTCAGGGATACGACGCCGATCACACTGCCGATGTCACAAACCTCGTCATTCAAGATTCCGTGATCTCGTACAATTACAGCTACGGGATTTCGATTTTGGACGACGCCGACACTGTGACAGTGCAGCGGTGTTCGATCCACGACAACGCGGCAGAGAGCGGAAATACTAACGCTGGTGTGTACATCAAGTCGGAGGCTGGGTCAGAAATCCCCAATGTCACAGTGACAGAAAACGCCGTCTATCTGAATGATAAGCACGGCATCTACATGGACACGGTGCAGGGAAGTACATGCCTTGTTGCACGAAACCGGGTTTACGAGAACCTCGGTAGCGGGATTGTTGTCGAGTACCAAACCGGAACCTCGGTTTTCTCGAATGTGATTTATGGAAACGGCACTAGTGGGATAGCGTTCTGGCGTCGGGTGAATTCTAATTTGGTCTACAACAACACCGTCTATGGGAATCTTGGCGGGGCCGGTATCAGCGTTGACGACGGTGGCGAGGCAAATACAGCCGATAACATCATCAAGAACAATATCTCAACTGGAAACGATTGGTATGAGATTGCCGTCAGTGGTGCAACTGGGACCATCGTTGATCATAACTCATTTGGAGCAGAGGCTGTCGGTCTGGTCACATGGCTTGGGACAGCCTATAATACCTACGACGCATGGGAAACTGCCTACGGCGGGACAACCAATTCTGTCGAAGCCGATCCTTCTTTCACCAACGCTGCCGGTGGTGACTTCACGCTCACGTCCTCTTCGCCGTGCATTGAGGCTGGTGTGAATCTTGGCGGCTCATATCAAGAGCAATTGGTCGCTGGGTCAACATGGCCCGACTCTGTAGAAACGATTGATTGGCATAAGACTGGTGGGGCTCCAGACATCGGTGCGTATGACTACAGAAAGGTGATTTGGTAACGTGTCAAATATAAGGAGGGCATGAATATGCCAAGTATAGTAATTACAATGTCTCGTAAGGACTTAGACGATCTTGGAGATGCGTTTTTCGGGATTGCTAATAACGGCCAAGTTCCTACCCGTGCCGCCAAAGACGCGCTTGTTGTTTCTCAACTCACCGAATTTGTTCGAACCCCGGTGGTAACTTTCGCATGGCAAAAAGAGAAAGAAAAGATTCCAAGGCCGCCATCGCCATCTGTGGATGTTGTGATTCAGCCATAGGGAGCATAGATGCCTGATAGTAGAGATGGAATAACTAATCCTCTTGCATATCGCAAGATCCATTCAGATTCAAATGGACAGCGATATAAGGCAAGAGAGATGATCTACGCAAAGAGGCGTTGGAGTATGCCAATGGCAGAGAACCGTCTTTTGTATTCGTCTTATAATACAGCCTTCTGGAACAGCGACGCAGATAATGATGGGTTAATTACTATTGGTCCATACTCGGACGAAAACTATGTCGGATGGATAGACGTGGGCGGTGTAGAAACTTCGGTGCAGAACGGCATTCAGACTTGGAATTCTGCTGAAGGGACACTAAGAACTACTGAGGCCACTAATTGCAGTACAGCAACAACTGTGTTGTTTTCGTTTGAGTTCTTGCCGCATTATGATCGTTCTGCAACTACGTTTTCGGTAGTTCTTGGAATGTGTGCATCAGATGGCTCTGCTAAGGTTCCAGCGAGAACATGGTCTCTTGTTGGCGGAAACAGGATTTGGGCCAAAATCACAACTTCAGAGGCATCTGCGTATTTCTATTTTATAGTCACTCCAGATGTTGCTACTCCTGGTGGTCCAGGTGTTGTGCCCTCGTGGGCATTTATTAACGCTCAACTTGAATTCGATAAAGATGAGCCTGGACAGTTTGTGCCCACAACTGGAACCGCAATTGTCGAAACTACTACCGAAAGACGTGGCGTTGGTAAGATTCATCGCAGCGAATGGGAACTTGTGCAAGAGAACTGGGAGGGCGTGGTGACTCCCAGGGAGGGCCAGGATCAGGCATCGCATGTGATCCCAACGGAGGATATCTAATGGGACAATTGAATACACAGACGATGGTGGACAGAGTTAAATCCGCCCTTGGGAATCCTGATGCCCTTTTAGTATCTGATGATTTCATTCTTCAGTGGCTCAATCAGACTCTGATGAGAATCACTGCGACTAAGGACTTTACAGAGTTTTGTAAGAATGAAACCATTACTACAACTGCAAGCGTTGCAGAATATACGATGTCTGAGACAGACATTCTGTATATTGAGAATGTCACGAATACGACTACCAAGTTTGATCTCAAGAAATGTGATGGGACTGATTATGACTTATGGATTAGCTCTGTTGGAACAACTGGAATTCCAACCCATTATTTTGTCTCGGATGTGACCACAACTGGAGATATTAAGAAACTTACGTTCTTCCCAACTCCATCG